GACTTGAGCCCCATCTCAGCAATTCCACGCTTTGAGCGACAGCGCCTTGCGGGTTGGCTTGCCCTTCTCGTCCTTCATCGGGCCGGGCATGCCGCCCATGCGGGCGCAGAAGCTCTTGCGCCGGGCCGCGTCCTTCTCGGTCTTCGGGTGCGGCGCAGGGGGCTTGAGGTTCATGCCCTCGGCCTTGGCCGAGGCTCGGCCCTTGGCGTTCAGGCCGCCCTTTGGGTCTTTGCCCTCTTTCCGAGTCCAAGCGGGTGATTTAGGCGGCATAGGGGTTCGTCCTCTCCTTGCGGTACTTACGCGGCTCATCATGGTCTCGCGCCACGGGCAGCTCAAACCATCGTTCGTTCCGTAAAAATATCACAGCTTGAGTAAAAGTATCGACATAATCGTCGTGCTCGGCGACCGGAAACTTGCCGACCTGCTTGAGGAAGCCAGCGGCCCACGACACCGTGTGCCCGCGGTTCTTCGCCGACTCGGGAATCCAAATCAGCTCCAGCTCCAGCGTCGGCGCAGCCTGATGCGCTCGGCTGACCTTGTCGGCGTTGCCGGGGTTGTAGCCGATTGCGGGCACCTTGGCGAGCCTGAGGTCTTGCAGCAGGCTCTGGCCGCTGGCCTTGGCCTCGACCAGCACCCGGTCGGGCCGGCGCGGCCGGGCGTATGGGTTGTCTTTTGTCTTGCCGCCGCCACCATACTCCGTGCTCCAGTCCTTGATGGCCCGCGCCCTGAGGTCGGGGTAACTCAGGTGCTCGTCCCATGCGTCGATGAGCATCACGTTGCGCTCGCCCTTGTGCGTGAACACGGCCCAGACTGTGCAGGCGGTCGGGTCGCCCGTTGACCTTTCCGTAAACGCACAGTCGTAGCTCTGGAGGATGAACTCAAACTGCGGCAGCCCCTCGTCAGCCGGCCAGAGCTGGAAGTGCTTGGTCTTGAGAATCCCGCCCTCGCTCGGCGTCGGGTCTTGCTGGAGCTGGCCAGCGGTGCCGTAGACGCCAAGCAGCTGCTTGAGGTTGCGTATCTCCTCGGCGCCAAAGCGCTCGGGGCAGATAAGCTCTCCGACCTTCTGCCGCGGGTCGTAGGCGCCCAGCGAGGTCGTGCGCTTCTTGCCATCCCACTCCGCCGGGATGCAGATGTGCTCCCAGCCGCCGATGTCGAGAATGTGCCCACTGATGTCTCGCTCGTGCAACCTCTGCATCACCGTCACCATGCTGTCGGTCTTCGGGTTGTTCAGGCGCGTGCTCCACACCATGTCGAACCACTCCAGCGCCGAGTCTCGCATCGCGTCGGACTGGGCCTCCTGCGCCGAATGCGGGTCGTCGAGAATGAGTCGGCTGCCGCCCTCGCCGGTCGCTGTGCCGCCGACCGAGGTCGCGATGCGGTAGCCCGTCTTATCGTTCTCAAACCTCTGCTTGGCGTTCTGGTCGCCGGCCAGCGCGAACAGGTGTCCCCATCGGGCCTGATACCAAGGCGACTGCACCAGCCGCCGCGCCTTGAGGTTGTCCCTGATGGATAGCGTGCCGCTGTAGCTCGCGCACAGGAACTTCTGCTCGGGCGTCGTGAGCCACTCCCACATCGGCCACATCACCGAGACAATGGTTGATTTTGAGTGCCGAGGCGGGATGTTTATCAACAGGCGTCGCAACTCGCCCGCGCTCACCGCTTCGAGGTGTTCACAGATTTCCTCGATGTGCCAGCTCTCGACGAAAGGGATGCCCGGCTCGACTACATGCCACGCTTGTCTGACGAACTCGTATAGGCTAGCGCTGGCCTTGCGCTTAGCCTGCTCTGCCTCCACCGCCTTGAGCAGAAGCTCAGGCGTGAGCTGGCTCATTGCAACACCCGGTCGTCGGCACGCTCCTGCACGCCGGCCTTGCCGAGCATGCTTCTCATGCTGGCCAGCTCAGCGTCGCTGAGGTTCGCCAGCTTGACGACGGTCTCGACGGTCGTCGTCGATTCCTGCTTCACCTGAAGCGGCAGCACCTTCCCGACGAGCGCCATGAACGGGCCGGGATTCTCAATTGCCTGCTGCGCGAGGTAGGCGACGCCGCCGGCATCGCTAAGCGCGGTGAGGATCATGTCTTTAAGCGCCGCCGTGTTTTTATTCGGCTTTCCTAACCGACTTCCGCCACCAGTTTTTCTGCCTTCTGCCATAAGCTTATTGTCGCTGTTTGCGACCCTCCTCTATTTTTGCGATTAATTCAACCGCAATCTTTAACGCTAGTTTTGAAACACTCCGGCGCCATGTAGTGACATTCGCACTCGCCGCTTTTGGTCTCGTGCGGCCATAGCGTAACCCATCCATCACCAAGCCGCTCGTAGCTGTCTGCGGCCAGCGCGGCCTGAGCGGCCACCATAGCCATCGTCATCTGCCCGGCGCCCTTGCGATACTCCCGCAGGATGTCCAGCAACTCAGCCAGTCCCTGCCTTGTCATCAGTGCCATATCCCCTCCCCCGTAACCGTACCCAAATCGTCCGCGTACCCAGCGTATCTTTTTGTACCCCCCCTATAGGGGGTGGGTACGTTTAGATACGGCTAGGGCACTTTTTGCCCCCCGGTATCCAAATTAGAAAAGTACCGGCAGGTACGTTTAGGTACGCGTACCCAAACGTACTTAGTACCGGGACGTACCGGGTGCCTAGCGCTCATTTTTGCGAATCATCAGGGCGCCGGCATGCACTGCATCGACCATCGTCCAGCCCCCCTCCTGCGCCTCGATGATGTTGGCCTCCAGCAGGTCGGCGATGAATTTGCCGGTCGCGCTGGCCTTCAAAGTCTGCTTGGCGTAGGCCTCGGTGAAGTCCTTCTGCTGCACCAAGTAAGTCATCATCGTTTCCCGTGAAACGAACGGCGCACCTCGTAGCTCGTCAGCGCCTGTGCCCCACCATGCGTTCTCCCAGAATTTCCGGTGCTGCGAGAGCTTGCTCTCCTTCTTGCTGGTGGCCGCCGAAGGCTTAGCGTTAGCGTCAATGACAAGCACGGCACTGCTCACTGGCTCACCATCCTCGTCCAGCCAGCCCGGAATCTCGACCGACTCCAGCCGAGCGCAGAGCGGCTCCGCAAGCTCGGCGTCCTTCGACTTGCGCTGGATGATTTGCATCGGGCTGTCCTCCTTCGCCGGCACGATGGAGACCTCGATGTCGAGCGCTCCCCGCCACGCACTGGAGCCTCTGGCTCGGTGCTGGGCCTCCTCGGCCACGCCAGTGTGGTGAACCAGCAGCACGCTGCACCTGAACTCCTTCATGAGCGCATTGCAGGCGTCGAGCATCGTCTTAGTATCCTGTGCAGAATTCTCGTCGCCAGACAAAAATCTGTGCAAAGTATCCACAACTATTAGACAGGGTTCCAAGCCCAGCGCCCTGATTTGCTCCACAACCTTGCGATAGCCCTCAGGCGTGTTGAGGTCGCAGCCATCGCGGCTCAGCCACATGTTCAGCTTGTCGATTTTGTGGCAATGCTTCCACGCGGCGACGCGAGCCCGCAGGCCGTGATGGCCCTCGCCAGCCAGATAGATGACCGTCCCGCTCCTGACCGCCTTACCGGCCCACTCGTCGAGTGTGCTGCTGATCCGAAGGCACCAGTCCAGCACCACAAAGGTCTTGCCGCCGCCTGACGGGCCGTGAACCATAATCAGAGCCTGCGACTGCACCCAATGCTTGATGAGCCACGCCAGTGGCGCTGGCTGGGCGCTGAAGTCGTCGGCCGGGATGAGCCAGTCATGCGCTGGTGGCGCCAGCAGCAGCGCGAGGTCGTGGCCAGACTGAACGAAGTCATTCGCATCGCCAGCGATGGGCGGCACGACCATCCGGGCGCCCCACTTGGCGCACGCCTGCTCGGCGTAGCGCTGGCCAACGCCACTGGCGTCGTTGTCGGCGACGATAACGATGGACTGCGTGTTACCCAGCTCGCGAATGGAGCCGGTGACTGGCACCAGATTGCTGGCGCTGTAGGCAATGGCGCAGGGACGCCCGGTCGTCTCATGGATTGTCGCCGCGGTCGCAAAGCCCTCGGCAACATAAATAACTCCCGGCTCATCCATCGTGCCGAGCATCCAGAATTTGCCACCAGTCGCGGCGCCGGGGTGATAGAGCTTGCCGCCCTCCTTGTCGATGTACTGGAGGCTGCTGAGCGTCCCGTCAGCGTCGTACAGCGGCACCATCAGGCGGCCGTCGCCCGTGACGCGAGCGCCGTGCGGCAGGATGCCTTTGCGCTTTAAATACTCGTGCTCAGCGCTTGCCGGCCCCGCGACCGACCAGATTTTCTCGACCGTATCCGCGGCCACCGCCCGCTGCTTTGCCAGCTCCTCATCGCGGAGCGCCTTGGCCTCAGCCAGTCGCCGGGCGTTGGCCATCTCCTCGGCCGCGCTGATTTGCCGGCCGACATCGGCGCGGAAGGTGGCCTCAACCCCTGCTCGCCAGCACCCGAAGCGGCCGGCCGGGATGCCATCAGGGAAGATGATGTACCAACCCGACTTGTCACCGCCGCGGCCGCTGCCCTTTGAGCCAGAGCGAAATCGGTGGATTTTGCCGTCGAGCTGAAGATGGTCAGGGGGCTCAAGCCCCGCTGAAATCATTGCGTCTCTGAGCTGTACTCTCGGCGGGTCGGGCCGAGAAATCTCCTCCGGCAGCACGGGGCCGCCGAAGATTTTGGTGAGGTCTGCCATGTTGTTGGTCTCGCTGTTTTTTGTCGTGCCCGACGAGTGTGCTACTGGTTTCTGCAATCAGTCAACGGGCCGACCCTAGTTTTTTTGCCCGCCCAAGTCACCGACATTCGGTGACACCGATTGACGTTGACACCCGAATAAAAATATTTTCACTTGCCTATTGACGACCCTTATTTTAAGGACTTAAGATTAGCTCCAGACAGCAACCGGACTTCCCCGACCGCTGAAAAGGAGATGAAGATGAGCAAGAAACAAACCCTTGGCGACTACACCCTGACCATGCAGGACAGCACGGGGCGACAGTTTGTCCTCTCCATTAACGCCGACTGCATCCGCGAGCTGGTGGCGACGGGCATGTCGCTGGCCAGCGCCAAAGAGGATGTCGAGAACAACGCCTTTTGGGGCGCCATCGACCGGAACGAAATTGGCGCCGACGCCCACATCGTTTGAAGGAGACCAGCATGAACATCGACCTCCATGAAATCCTCGACGGCCCGCTCTGGCAGGTCGTCAACACGCTAGCCCAGATTAAATACGACGCGCTGTACGACGGCGGTCAGTACCGCGGCGTGGCCCCTGAAGTTGCCGCTCAGGCCTGCGAATGGCTTGAGCAGATTTACGACATGAATGAGGCGGAATTTTCCCAGTGGAAATCTGAAGAATAAGGAGACGACAATGCTTCAAATTGAATTAGACCGAGTCCGCAACGACGGACTGTCAGAAAAGAACCGCGACGCGGTCGAAAGCACAATCAAGGCCGCGCTGCTCCAGCACTACGGGTCTGACCTCAACGCCACCGACGCTTACCTCGACCACTGGGAGCGGCTGAACGCTGGCGACCCGGCTGCCGAAAACGGCGACGATGAGTGGAGCCAGACCATGTGCTGGGCCTTAACCCGGTGCGAAGGCATCTTTGACAACTGGCACTCTGTGCCGCCCCTGTTCCCCACCATAGTCCTTTAATGGAGACGACAATGATCAACCTTACTCCACACGCAATCACCGTTCGCCTGCCGGACGGCATTCACCGCACCTACCTGCCTTCGGGCACGGTAGCCCGCGTCACGACGTTTGAAACGTCAGCGCTGTCGGTAGACGGTATTCCGACCGTCTATCGCCGCACTGGCAACGTCGAAGGCCTGACGCTGCCTCTGACCCAGCCAGTGCTCGTCTCCAGCATGGTGCTGGCCGAGCTGCCGGGCGCCGACAGCGTGTTCGCCCCCGACAGCGGCCCCACCGCCATCCGCGACGAGCGCGGTCAAATCGTGGCGGTGACCCGCCTGATTCGCGCCTAAAATTTTTTTATAAAAATTGTTGACGACTTTAAGCAGAACCCTTAAAGTCTCAACCCACAGGGCAACCGGAATTCACCGACCGCCCAAGGAGAGAAAACATGAACAAGTTTGAAGCCTCTGTTGTTAGCGACCTTTATCTTGCCGGCCGTCAAGAAGACGGAGTCCCGTTTCACGCGGAATGCTTCCGCGTTCAGGTGGAGGCCGAAGACGGTCGTCGCTGGGTTCACTCCCTGACCCTCAAGGGTTGCCGGGTGGAGCAGGACGAAGAAGAGGGCTGGCTCTCCTTCGTCGACATTCGCGACGAGGTTCGCCCGAAGATGGAGCGTCTGGCTGCCAAGGTCAACGCTCACCTTGCCAAGGGCGGCAAGTTGGACAAGCGGCTTTGGGACGAGCGCTCGCCGGCCTACGGCTCTGAGGCCTACATCAACGGCGGCGCCGAGCTGGAAACCATCATGTGGGAAAAGGCTCAGGGTTAAAGCTACTGACGAGGCCTCGGGGACGAGGCCGAAACCCCGCCCGCGGGGTCTAGCAACCAACAACAAGGAGAACCTGACCGATGGCTATCAACCTCAAGCGCACCAACGCCCTCTCGGCGGATGGTGTCAAGATTCTGGTTTACGGGCACGCGGGTGCCGGCAAGACCAGTCTCATCCCGACCCTGCCCGCGCCCATCATCCTGAGTGCCGAGGGCGGCTTGCTGTCCATCGCCGACGCCGATGTCCCGTACATCGAAATCGGCAACGTGCAGGCGCTGCATGACGCCTACCAGTGGATTGTCAGCAGCGATGAGGCTAAAGGCTTCCAGAGCGTCGCTCTGGACTCCATCAGCGAAATCGCTGAGGTCATCCTGAACCATGAGAAGAAGGCCTCCAAAGACCCTCGGGCGGCTTACGGCAACATGCAGGAACAAATGGCCGACATCATCCGCGCCTTCCGCGACCTGCCCGGCAAGCACGTTTATGTGTCGGCGAAGCTAGAGAAGGCGACCGACGAGCTGGGGCGAATTTTGTACAGCCCTTCGATGCCGGGCAATAAAACCGGACAGGCGCTCCCGTATTTCTTTGACGAGGTGTTGGCGCTGCGCGTTGAGCGCGACGCCGAGGGCGTGCCCCAGCGTGCCCTGATGTGTGACAGCGACGGCCTCTGGCTGGCGAAAGACCGCAGCGGCCGACTTGCGCCTTGGGAAGCGCCTGATTTGGGCGAAATCATCAACAAGATTGGAGGTGGAAAATGAGTGACGGCACTGACGTTTTCAAACATGGAAGCACTGGCTCGCCAGTTGGCGCCGAAGCCGCCGATGAGCAAAGACAAGGAGTAACGCTCCGCGACTACTTCGCGGCCTGCGCTATCCCGACGCTCATCGCCCGCGGCATGTACGGCTACACCGACCTCGCCATGCACGCCTACGCGATGGCTGACGCCCTGCTGGCGGCTCGGGAGGTGCAGCCATGAGCCGCGACATGCTGGATGCTCTGGCCATTGAGTGGAGCCTGCACAAGCGGTTTGAGGAAGACGCCGTGGCGGCTCGCCGAGCGATTGAAGACCAGATGGTTAAGCTGGCCTCCATTCCCGAAACGCTGGACGGCACCGAGACCCTGAAGCTTGATAGCTGCGAGGTCAAGATTGTCGGTCGCATCGACCGAAAGGTCGATGGCGACAGGCTTCAGGAGCTGGCCGCTGAGCACGGGCTGACGGACTACCTGAGCAGCCTGTTCCGCTGGAAGCCTGAGCTGAGCATGACGGCGTGGAAGCACGCGGACGCCGAGATTACCAATGTTCTTTCGGGCGCCATCACGGCCAAGGCCGGGCGCCCATCATTCAAAATCACAACCAAGGAGTAAGTCACATGGCTTTTTTGACCGAATCGTTTGACATCGCGACCCTTCCCGAAAGCACCAGCGGCGGCTATGACCCGCTGCCGGCGGGCTGGTATCAGGCCGCAATCACCGCCACCGACCTGAAGACGACCAAGGCCGGCAACGGTCAGTACATCAAGTTGCGGTACGACATCGTCGGGCCGACGCATCAGGGGCGCGTCGTTTTTGGCAACCTGAATGTTTTCAACCCCAACCCCAAGGCCGAGGAAATCGGTCGGGAGCAGCTCCGCGCTCTTATGATGGCCGCCGGGCTGAGCAAGTTGCAGGACACTGACGAGCTGGTCGGCGCGACGGTCGAAATCAAGCTCGACATTCGCAACGACCCGCAGTACGGGGCAAGCAACGAGGTGAAGGCCTTCAAGGCCATCAACGGCGGCAGCATGCCTCGGCCGGCCGCGCCTTCGACGGCCCCTGCAACGGCGCCTGCGGGTCGCCCGGCGCCGCCTTGGGCCAAGAAGTAGTCAAAAAAATCCCCGGCTCTCTCGCGAGGGTCGGGGATTCAAGAAGACCAACAACAAAGGATGCAACATGAAATTGCCTGACAATCTTACCCTAGCTGGGAGCATTGACAAATATCATGCAGACAAAATCGAAGAGCCTCGGGCGCACCTTGGCGCTAGCCTGCTGGGTCATAAGTGCGACCGCTACCTCTGGTTGCAGTTCCGCTGGGCAGCCATTGAAAAATTCGACGGGCGAATGCGCCGGCTGTTTCGACGAGGAACCAACGAGGAGTCAACAATTGTTGGCGACCTACGGGCGGTCGGCGTGGACATACGAGCAACAGGCGATGCACAGGCACGAATAAACTTCGGCAGCCACATCGGCGGCAGCCTCGACGGCATTATCGAGAGCGGCCTGCCGGAGTCGCCGCGCAAGCGGCACATCGCAGAGTTCAAGACGCACAGCAAAAAATCCTTTGACGACCTTGAGCTGCGCGGCGTGGAGAAATCCAAGCCGATGCACTGGGCGCAGATGCAGCTCTACATGCTGGGCACCCAAATCGACCGGGCTGTTTACATCGCCGTCTGCAAGGACGACGACCGTCTGTGGGTCGAGCGTGTCAGGTACGACCAGAAGGCCGCTCAGGCGCTTCTGGAGCGCGGCAAGCGCATTGCGCTGTCTGACCGCATGCCTGAGCCTATCAGCGCCGACCCAAGTTGGTACGAATGCAAATTCTGCCCGGCGCACGACTTGTGCTTTGGCAGCAAACTGACCAAGCAAGTTAACTGTCGAACCTGCGCTCACAGCACGGCGCGGGAGGATGGCACTTGGCATTGCGAGCGCTGGGACGATGCGATCCCCGAGGAGGCTCAGCACGCCGGCTGCGACAGCCATGTGCTGCACCCTGACCTCGTCCCGTGGCCGATTGCCAACGCCTCGACAAGTTGGGAGGGCAGCTACCTCATCGAGGGCAAGCCGGTGAGGAACGGAGAGGCCGACGTTTACACGTTCAGCAGCCACGAATTGATTGCCAACCCCTCGGCCTGTGCCAGCGGCGACGAGAACATCACCGCCATGCGCCAGACTTTCGGCGCCCGGATTGTGCCCAGCCCGCCGCCGGGAGAGCCGTTTTGAGCGCCTTGCGCGATTACCAGCGTCGAGCCATTGACCAGCTCTACGAATGGTTTGCTGAGAACGACAGGGGCAATCCCTGCATCGTCATGCCGACCGGGTCAGGCAAGAGCCACATCGTGGCATCTCTGTGCAAGGAGGCTTTGCAGGGGTGGCCAGAGACGCAAATTTTAATGTTGACGCATGTCAAGGAGTTGATTGAGCAGAACGCGGAGAAAATGCTCCAGCACTGGCCTGAGGCGCCGCTAGGCATTTACTCGGCCTCGGTCGGCATCAAGCACATCGACTCAATTACTTTTGCCGGCATCCAGTCGATTTGGCGCAAAGCGAGCCTCATTGGCCACATCGACCTCATCGTCATTGATGAGTGCCACCTCGTCTCGCATCGGCAGCAAGGCACCTACCGCCAATTTATTGACGACCTCAAAGCCATCAATCCAAGCCTTCGCGTCATAGGTTTGACGGCGACCCCATACCGGCTAGGGCATGGTCTGATTACCGAAGACGGTGCGTTGTTCGATGCGCTGATTGAGCCTGTGAAAATTGAGGAGCTGGTGCTGAAGGGTTTTCTGGCGCCGCTCAGGAGCAAGCTGACGAAAGAGCGGCTTGATGTTTCCGGCGTCAAAAAGCGCGGCGGTGAGTTTGTTGAGCATGAGTTGCAGGCCGCTGTCAACAAGCCTCAGAAGACCGCGGCGGTTGTCGAGGAGGTGATTTCGCTGGCCGGAGACCGCAAGGCATGGCTGTTTTTTTGCTCCGGCGTTGACCATGCGATGGCGGTGCGCGACGAGCTGAACGGCCGCGGCATCGTTGCCGAGACGATCTATGCCGAGACTCCAAAGGGCGAGCGAGAGTCGATGATTGCGGCCTATCGAGCCGGCAAAATAAAGGCCTTGACAAACGCCAACGTCCTGACGACTGGCTTCGATTATCCCGACATTGACCTGATTGTGATGCTGCGCCCGACTATGTCGCCGACCCTGTACATGCAGATGGCTGGGCGCGGAATGCGACCAAAGTCACACACCGACCACTGCCTTGTGCTTGACTTTGCCGGCGTCGTTGAAACGCACGGGCCGGTCACCGCAGTCAACCCGCCAAAGAAAGGCACTGCGGGCACTGGAGAGGCTCCCGTAAAGGCGTGCCCGGAATGCCATGAACTGGTGGCCATTGCTGCGAAAGAGTGCCCGGCCTGCGGTTATCAATTCCCGGCGCCAGAGGAAAAGAAGTTTCGGCTGAGAGACGTTGACATCATGGGCATCGAGGGCGAGGAGATGAGCGTAACTTCGTGGCACTGGCGCCGGCACATCTCGCGCAGCAGCGGTTCAGAGATGCTAGCGGTAAGTTATTATGGCGCCCTATCCGACCCGCCCATCACCGAGTATTTGACGGTCTTGCACGAGGGTTTTGCTGGCAACAAGGCGAAAACATTGATGATGAGCATCGCCTTCAATGCCGGCGCAAAAACCTCTGAGCTGGTCGGCGTAGACCTCACAGAAGCAGCGAAAATTTTGAACTATGCGACACCTCCGAAGAAAATCAGTTGCCGCCGCGACGGCAAATTCCACCGAGTCATCCGCCGAGACTGGGCGCCTGCCGACCGAGCACGAGGAGCAGAGGCTCTTGGTGCAATGGTTTAGGCGGTCTTACCCTGATGTGCGAATCTTTGCTATCCCCAACGGGGGCGCCCGCAGCCCGGCAACGGCCGGGCGCCTCAAGGCCGAGGGCGTCAGCGCTGGCGTCCCTGACCTATTTGTGCCAGCGATGAATCTTTGGATCGAAATGAAGCGCCAGAAGGGCGGCTCGCTATCGGCAGAGCAGAAGGATTGGGCGGAGCATTTGAGAGGCCTCGGCTACGAGGTACTCGTAGGCCGAGGGTTTGAGGATGCGAAGCAGCAGGTGCTTCAGTTTGCTATTCGGCGCTCCTGATAGCTGCGGCGCAGTCGTAGGGCGTTGCGCCCTCCGGCCAGTCCTGTAGCTGCTCGCAAAGCTTGGCGCAGCGTTCGCGCTCGGCAGCGGCGACAAGGGCGGCGAAGCGTTCAAGATACTCGATTAGCCACGTTCCGGTCTCCATCAGGCCGGTAAGCCCAGCCTGCTCGGCCAGCCGGATGATTTCTTCCCGTGTCATTTTTCCCCCCTTGCGCGGATTACATTAAAACATGCGCCCGCGCCGTCACCATAACCGCTCTTCCAGTCACTCAATTCCTCGCCATCAAAACCCGTAGCGTGGCGTTCGCAGATAGCAGCACACGCTTCCCGCTCGGCAGCAACCGCCCCTTCTAGTTCAACCATCCGGTCGTTCCACCACTCCTGTCGTGCCGCAAAGGCTTCGTTGGCGTTTCGGAGAGCCTCAATTTCTGCCGCACATTCCTCGCGCTCGGCAACACGGGCGACCATAGCAAGCGCAATACATTCTTTAATAATCAACTCGGAGAACTTTTCTAGTTCATGATAGTTGAAGGTAAAAGATTCCGGATCTTTGGGGGAGTCCCATTCTAATTGTCCGGCGCAATCAATGGCAAAACCCATGATTTCTTCCCTAGTCATTCTTCTCCCCTTGCTCTGATGGCGGCGGCGCAGGTTATCGCCACACCCAAAATTACATTTGAAGGTTGGTTTGCAATATCGCTGCACACCTGCGCGCACGCTTCGCGCTCGGCAGCGACATTGCGCTCGGCTACTTCAAAAGCAGCTAGTGTTACTTTGGCCCTCTCGGCAGCGGCGACAAGTTCGCACAAACGCCAAACCGCCTCGCCAATCACCGTAATTCCAGCCTCCTCGGCTAGCCGGATGATTTGTTCGCGTGTCATTTTCTCCCCCCCACCCAGACGTATAGCGCTGTGCCCGCTGGCCACAGCTCGTTTGGGTTGATCTGCTCAACCTGCTGGATCGGCCGAGTCCCGCCCGGACTGCCGTTGATCATGCCCCAGAGTTCATACTCCGCCTTCGCCTCGCGCTCGGCAGCGGCGACAAGATCGGCGAAGCGCTCAACTTGCTGCCATGCTTCTTCCGAAGCTAAGCCAAACGCATGCGGGCTGATGCCAGCCGCTTCGCCCATCTGCTTGAGTTTTTCCCGTGTCATTCCTGCCCCTCCTCACGTTCTATCCGCTCGATAATTTCTTCCAACTGAGCATCCGTTTCGGGTTCTGGTGTTGGGTTGATAGCGCTCAAAAAATCTTCATCACCAAGGGCGTTCCATCCTCCATGAAGTTCGTAGTGGACGTTTGCCTTTTTATTTAA